AAAATGATGCTGTAACTCTGTTCCCCCTCTAGGTAACATTAAGCTCCGTACTCCAATAATATTTCTTCATTCTTTTTAATTTTTCTCTTAGTAAAAACATTGTAAACTAGGTAATCGTCCCAATCTCTAGTCACTTGTAAAACACAATTTGCATTTTTAGAATGATTGATATATCCACCTAAAGGCGTTCTTATAAAACCTAATATCATAGGCACTTTAATGTGCGTAGAGCCTAAATCTTGATTTTTACTTATTTCTACATTTGCAAAGATGCCATGCCCATGTATATCACTTTTTCTCATTGATAAGTTTTCTGGTAAAGGGTTGTAATAAAACTTATTATATTTTATTTTCATTTTTTTGTGCCAGATACTAATGACAAAGCTTCTGGGGGTACTATAACTTTTACGTCTGTTACTATATCTTCTTGTTTTGTATCTGTGTTTGGATTGTTTACATCATGATCTGCATCTTCCTTTGTTGCATAAATCATATTGTTTTTTTTGTTTCTATAAACTTCTTCAGTGGTGCATTGTATTTTTTTCATATACTAATTATCCCATAGAAGTAAAATTAGTTCAACAAAAAAATTAAGCGAACCAGCTTACCATACTATATCTAACACCTTTAGTTATAGGTAATATCCTGTGCGGGTATAAAAAATTACTAGGAAATAACATTAAATCTCCTTGTTGTAATGATACTTTCGAGTAGGCAGTTTTTTCAATAGGTTTATAAAAAACTAATTCTCCTCCCTCATAATTATTATTTAAATTTATAATAAAAGATAATTGTCTGTTTACTGTATGAAAAGCATCAATATGAGTGTTGTAAAAATTACCTGTTTCATATTTAAGTAAATTAATATCTTGTATATTAGCTTGCCTTAAATAATTAAATGTTTTTGTATACTCTAGTAAAGCTTTTTGCATAACATCTACAAGTAGTTTAATATATAAATCATCTTTTGCGTTTTGTGAATTTAAGCCATAAGAGTACACATTTCTTTGTTTAGTATCTTCTACATCTTTGCCGTCAATTAAAACTTTTGCTTTTTCTTTGCAATTTGTTTCAATGTATTGAACTAGATCTCTACACCATTTTTCTGAAAGGGCGTTTTCAATTTTAAAGATAGCTTGATGAAGCTGCATTATCCATTCTGCAAAGATCTATCTATTAAAGCATAACTTATAAGACCTTGTATTTTACTACTACCTGTAGCCGCTTGTACAGTTATAGCATCACCTGCTTCTAAATTCAAACCTTGAGGTGAAGCATTTACTTGTGATTTGGCTGCTACATCATCTCTAAAAAATTCATACTCTGTATTTGAATCAGAGGAATCAACAAAATTCATATTTACTAAAATAGCTGATGATGAATCGTTGTTTGCACAGTAAACACTTTTTATTATCACTGTAGCACTACTAGGACATGTAAACACTGTAGTTTTACTTGTGTCAGTTTGTTTAAAACCTTGATTTTTATACTGTATTGTCATGATAAAAAATACTCGAAAGCTTGTTGTTCTTTTTTAATATCATCTTGATAAGAGAAATTTAATTTTTGTATAATCTGTTGTAATGCTAAATTTATTAATCTTTGATTTTCCACAGAATATTGCTCTTTAGGATCAGGTATAAATGTTACTATTTTAGCCACTTTGTTTCCTTCTTTTAATAGCAGCTTTGCCAGCTTTAGCTATTCTTACAACTTCTGATTTACCCATAACTTTGGCACGTTGTTCCATAACAGTCAATATTTGTATTTTTCTTGCATAAGGTTTGGATATTTTTTTTACTTTTGCAACAGTTGCTCTTGCATCAGCTGGCGTAGCAAATTTAATACGAACTGTATCTTTAGGGTTTTCATCCGTATATAATCTTCTACCACTACCTTTTGGTTTTTTACCTGTTCCTTTTTTTGGATCTTTTATTTTTTTTATCATCTTCTTTCCTAAGTACTCTATATATTATATCAGGTGGAGCCATTAAATAACAGTATTCTTTTATGTTTAAGATTTTAAAAGATTTTTGTTTTTGTAAGCCCCACCTAAAATTAGTAGCATTTTCTTTTATCATCTCAGCGTAAAATTTATATTTTTCTGGCCATTCGTGTTTTGTAAACTTCCATATTTTTTTTGCATTTAACACTATTGCGTAGGGATTAGATGTGTGATCACTTTTCCATATATTTTCATCATCAATACTTACTATATTTTTTATGTCCATTCATCAACGCCTACCATCTATCTGTGTGTCTGCTTTAAATGTACCATATCGCCAAGTTTCATTTGTTGTAGTATTTTCAATCTTCAAGTTTGCAGCTCTAGCTCTAGCTCTTGTATCTACTTTTTGTGTAGTAGGAGATACAGTAAAAGGACCTAAACTACTACTAGCCTCAGTATCACTAGGAAAATCTTTTAAATTAATGGTCACTTGTGCATTACCAGTAAGAGCTCTAAAGTCTGGTACAAATCTTCTTACTTTTATAAAAAATTCTCCAGTGCTATCTTGAGTCTGTACTTCAAAATCACCACTTTGAATACTTCCTACTATTGCTGTGGTAGCACTATTGTTTACTTGATTGTTACCTTTTTCGTGAGCATATAAAGTAGTAGCTCCATTTATGTTTGTTACACCTTGTATTGTAGGAAAAGTAGGAACAGCACTACTATCAAATGCACTTGCATAAGGATTGTCAAATATAGTTTTATCATAATATGTTGTTCTTGCTAATGAACCTATAGTCCATACACCCTCTAAATAATTATATGTTACTACTCTGTCTATTTGATTGGAGCCTGCTTTTGGATAAAACCAATTTATTTCTCCAAACAATGAATTGTAACCCGCAAAAATAACATCAGCGGCATCAAAGTTTAAACCTAGATCTCCGTCATCAATAGTGGTAAAAACAAAATCTTCTACTGAACATGCTATTTTTTTTACAGTGCCATCAAATAAATAAAAACCTCCTGCCTGACCCATCCAATATACAACACCGTTTACAGCAACTACTCCGTGTTGTGATATCAAACCACAGTTTGCACCAGCTTGTTCTATTCCAAAGGTAAAAGGCGGTCCTATAAATCGCATAGTATAAGCTGCAGTATTGGTAAGGATCAAATTGTATGCTCCAGCATTAACTCCACCTACGATTTTTGTACCATCGTCAATTCTAAAAGTGCCTGCTGTATTAATAGATGTTGGTTCATAATCGGTCAAACTTTCTTGATCTGAAAATCTTATAAACATTTTATCTTGTGTGCCGCTTGCTATAGTGGGTTCTGTTCCTAAATGAATTAAATGTCTATCTCTATCAGACACTAAAGTCATTACACTTTTTTCTGGTGCTCCAGATATTACTGTGGCTCTTGTTGTAAGAGGAGATGCAACACCTGGATTCCATTGGAAGGATTTATTATTTCTTACAGTACCAATAAGTATTTCACCAAAATTATCTAATGACCAGTTACCAGGTTCTAGCACTGTAACAGCTTGATTAGTTGCATCACCCCAACCAAAATAATCAGAAGCTTCTTCTACTGTTGTTCCGTCACTATGAGCTGCTGTTGCAGTGCCAGATGCTCCTCTAGATATACCAGTTAAATTACTACCACTAATACCAGTGTAAGTAATTAATTCATTGTCTACTTTTATTGTTCCCCCTGTTGCTGAGAAGTTAGCAGTAGAAGCTAAAGTAATAGTAGTACCTGATCCACCTGTTCCATTACTATCATTTAATAGTGCCCCATTTAAAGTGCTTGTTGCTAATGGAAAAGCTTCACCACCATATCTACCAGTGCCCCAACCATAACCAGCAACTTGCAAAGCATCACCAATATCAAAGTAAGGTGTTACTGTAGCTGATCCAGCAGCTGACATCCCAGTACCTGTTTCATTACTTGCCATAGTTACTGTAAAACTATCTGATCCAGCAGTTACAACTTGAAAAGTATTCGTTGTAAAATCACCACCAGAATAACTTGTAGCACCACCACCGGGTAATGTTACACTACTAAATAAAAACAAATCGCCTTCTACTAAACCATGTGCAGCTTTGTTAACAGTTACTGTTGGTGATCCGTTTGATGATGTAAAAGTACACGAGGTTAAAGCTGTGCCTAAAGGGGTTATATCATAATAAGCCCCATCATAATATACAAATAAAGCTTTATTAGTTCCTAACGCTATAAAACGTCTCCCTAATACATCAGACCAAATATGCATAGCTCTTGTTACACCGACAAGAGTATTAGTAGTTGTTTGTTCCCAACCACCTATCTTTTCTGGATAACCATAACGAAAACGAACATTATCACAATCGATCCACTTACCTTGTGCTCCTGTTGGAGTAACCTGTTTGTTTATGCCAGGTGCTATTTTGACTTCACTAAGCATAATTAAACCTTATTAATTATAGCCGTCAAATAAGACCCAAGTTTTACTATCTTCTTTCCATACATAACCTTTACCATCACTTGGGTATGCCACTGGAGCCTCCCATAGGCAAGTATCCTCATCCAAAGTCCAGCTATCAAAAGGTTTTGGTGGTATGAAAGCATCTTTAGTAGAATCATATGTAAACCCTATGCCAGCATAATTTTTTCTAAAAGGTGTGCCACCTAATTTATGTTCACCAGCAAAAGTATTATAAGATGTTTGTTTATAGGTGATTGTATTTTTATATAAATTTTGTAAGAAAGTTTGTCCTGCTTCTTCAGTTGGTGCGTCAGTATCTGCAACCACTAGCACTTGTACTACTACATTATTCTCATTTAATTTTGCGAAATGTGCCATTATGCTGTAAATGTCCCTGACGATGTAAACGTGTGATAATAATATCCTCCACTACTTGTTACTGTACCTCCTGTTCCTAATTGAACACCACTTGAATATCTAATTATAACTATGCCAGAGCCACCACTTCCACCATTTCCAGAAGCACCGGGGGATGAACCACCACCTCCAGCACCTCCACCAGTATTTGCTAAACCATCAGCACCAGTATTACCAGAAGTGCCACTTGTACCAGCACCATTACCTCCACCACCATCAGAAGCTGTTGCTCCAGAACGTGCATCTCCTCTACCTCCACCACCTCCAGAGGCATAATATCCATTATCTCCTGTTGATGTTGCAGTTGCCCAAGCTGAATAAGAGTTACTACCTGTACCACCAGCACCTCCATCTTTAGCATCTTGACCAGCTCCACCAGCACCTCCACCACCAGAGCCTCTGTCATTATCTACATAAGAAGGCCTAATGGCATCACCTCCATCATTTCCTTGTCCAACAGTTCCAGTTCCACCAACGTTTGAAGCGTTTCGGTTTGCTCCACCTCCTGAACCTCCATCTTTACCATCCTTATCACCTGTTTGTTTACCACCAGCTCCTCCACCACCTATAGCGGTTTGAGTTGCTACTGAACCACCTGAAAAAACTGAGTTTGACCCATTTGTACCAGTTGTAGCATTTGCTGCACCAGCTCCTACAGTTACTGTGTAAGCAGTAGCCGATGAAACTTCTAAAGAAGTAGCAGCAAGTAAACCACCAGCTCCACCTCCACCAGAACCCCATCCATTACCACCAGAAGAATTAGTTCCTCCACCTCCACCAGCAATGACTAAAGTATCTACATTGTAAGTAGCTGCTGCTGCAACGCCACCACCAAAACCTAATATATTGTAACCAAAACTTGTCATACTAAAGGTATCCTTTAAGCGTCATTAGAAGCATCAGTTGTAAAGAATATTTTTACTCCTAATAATTTAGCATCAGCAGTCAAACTATCTTCTGATACATCTCTTTGAATTTGAAAAAAAACTTCTTCGTCTGTGCTTGGTGAACCAGCAATAGTAATTGCTCCACTTTCAGCAGTAACATCTAAATCGTTAGCTGTGCCACTATGTGCCTTTGCTGTTGGTGCTACACCAGTTCCAAAAGCTGTATTTATACTATCATTATCTGCAAAAGCAACACCAGCCATATTCCAAGATACTGTGCCTGTGTTTGTAGAATCTGCTGTAAAATATGCTTGAAACGTTATAGTGCCCTCATTCCATGATTTAGGAAAAGCAACTGCAAACTGAGCAAACTCATCTGAGTCTTTATCAAAATCTAATGTTTTAATTTCAGGACCATTACTTAATTCAACTTGTGCAAGAGCAGCACAACCATTTGTAGTATTGGGGTACATAGCTAACGCTGGTACCCAAATAGATTCTTTTCCCGGTAATTTTACTGTTTGAAATTCTAGAGCACTTGCTCCTGAATTTACTGATAAAGATTGATTAGCAGTACCAATACTAGTTAAACCAGTTCCACCTTTTGTAGTAGGCACAGTTGGTAAACTTGCAGAACCTATAGCACCACCCAAACTATCTAAGGATACTTCAACTATATTAGTTCCGTCTGCATATGCAAAATAAATTTTAGCTTGATCTGGAGAAAAACCAGTTCCACTTGCTGTTTTTATCGTAAGATTTGTTGGGTTTGTTACAGCACTACAATCAAATATATACATTTTTTCTATACTATTTGGTACTGTTAATACAGTAGCTCCAGATAAAGTTACTGAAGCTATTTTTATAACCATATTTCTTGCGTTTGATATAGTACCATCAGTCATAGCAAGAGCAACTGTTGCTCCATCACCAACTGTAACTTGTTCAAAGCCACCTATTGCCTGTTGTACTAAATTTAAATTTGTATTTGTTTTATCACCCCATGTACCAGCGTTTTCACCAGTTGCCATGAGTTCTAGTTTTAAATCTGATGAGTATGTAGATGCCATATTTTATCCTTTTTTTTAAGCCGCTGTTGTTATCTCAGTCCAAGTTATCGGTGTACCAGTATCTATTTCTGACCATACCACTATTATAGGTCCAGAAGTTGAAGCAGTCAATACTACTCCAGTAACATCATCTATTATTCCCTCACCAGTAACTTCAGTAGGAGTGCCCGCAGCTGATGTTGCGGCAACACCAGTGACAGAATAAATAGACTCTGGAACTATTGAACCTACAGAGAATGTTGAAGCTACTCCAGTAACTGAAGTAGAACCTGTTATAGTAAAAGTAACTGTGCCAATAGAAGATGTCAAAGTAGCATTAGTAACTGGCACTTCTATTTTAGGTGCAACTATTACAGAACCTGCTGCTGATGTTGCAGATACACCTGTTACTACTGCACCAAAAGTTATTTCTACAGTAGAAGTACCAACAGAACTTGTTAGTCCTAATCCAGTTTGAGTAATTAAAACATCTGCTGATATACCTGCAACAGTTCCAACTGCACTTGTAGAAGACACTCCTGTGACACTTACATTAGCATCTGCTACAGTCGTTGTAGAACCAATAGCAGAAGTAACACTTACACCATTAGGTATAACTGCATAAGCACCACCCCATACTTGATTACCCCAACTTAATCTACCCCAACCAGAGCCAATTAAAAATCTATCATCTATACTTACACTACCAGTAGATGTTGAAACTGCCAGTCCAGAGGGAGCTACTAATCCTGTATGTGTTACTACAACACTACCAACTGAAGAAGTGGCACTAACTCCAGTAACTGCTACTTCTTGTACAATTGTCTGTGTAGTTGAACCAACAGATGATGTTGCAGATACTCCTGTTACATCTATATCTGCCGTAATAGTTTGTGTAACATTTCCAACTGCTGAAGTAGTTGATACTCCATCAGCAATAACCTGTCCAGCAATATTCCAAGCAAATTCACCCCAAGTGCCTCTACCCCAACCAGTATTGATCTCTCCACTTGTTGTAGAGGACCCAACTGCTGAAGTTGCAGAAACACCAGTTACAGATTCACTATGATCAGCTTGATTACCCCATGTTCCTGTATTCCAAGACAACATTCCCCAAGAAGTTGCAGACACAGTATTAGCTGTCCAACCCATGTTAGGATGATTAGTGCAATAATAATATAGAGTTGGTGCAGATAGAGCTACAACAATAGTAGTTTTTGCACCTGCATTACCAGGTACTCCTGTAGCAGTTACACCTGTAGTGTATTCAGAGCCACCACCATGTGTACCATTTGCTGTAGTAGAAAACCTTAAAGGGTGTCCGTCATTACTACTATCAGATTGATCAAAAACATAAGTGCCTGCTTCAGCGAGATTTAATGTTACATCTGCTGTAGCAGTAGACCCATCAATAGCATATTTGTTACTAGAACCTACATTATGATATGGATGGTTTGAAGGATTACCACCAACAACAGTAACTGTAAATGTTCTAGTAGTCACTGAACAAATCTCCTATTACTAAGCTATTCTTATAATAGCATCTGAAGCATTAGCAGTAGGAAACTGTATTGTAAATGTACCTGAAGTAGCTGTTTTATCTCCACCAAAATCTAACACTGCAACTGCTGGATCACCAGAAGCTGAGTCATTATAGATTAAAGCACCTCTTGCTGTAAGAGTAACACCTATAAAAGATAAATCTGCAAAATCACACACAGCAGTATCTGTACTCAAAACTGGAGTAGATGATACTAAAGCTTTTCCTGTTGCACTATAACCAGATGGTGAGCTTACTTCATTATCAGATGTATAAGATGTTGTTGACTTACCAAGAGTTGCACTTGATGTATACATACTTAATTTAAAAGTGTTACCAGTTGGTGCTGCTGTAAAATTATGCACTCCTTTTAACACATCCGTTTTAAATACATTACAAACTACACTTGTTGTTATTGCCATATTTTACTCCTTTATATTATGGTGATGGAGATTGTAGCGGTATCCTCATCACACCATTATCATATTCAGAACGTCTACGTCTACCCATTTGTTGCATCATAAACGCCTGTATCTCTTCAGTATACTTAGTTTTATATAAGTTGTACATATCCATAGGGCCTTTTAAGTAACTAAAACATTCTGTTAAGACTCCATACAACAATAATGCTTCTTGATGTTTAGATAAAAACGTGTCGGTAGTTGAATTAAAATGTTCTGGGTCTTTTATGTAATTAAGTTGTACATCATAATTTTGATCTGGTATTGGTGCAAATAATATATTTTTATCATCCCAATTGGCAAAATACTTAGGTAAGCCTGTCGCATCCGTAGGATTAAATTCTGCAATAAAAGAAGTATCTCTTTTTTCTAAAAAATCTCTAGTGCTATTACTTATAACTTGAATTGATCTTATAACTATACAATCATCTGGAACATTTAAATATTTCTGTGTGCCAGTTGTGCCTGTAACATATTTTCTTATATCATCATAATCAACTTTACCAGCAATATCTAATTCTGTATTTCTAATAAATTGATCAAGTAAAGTATCTGACAAAACATTTGAGTCTACTTCAGTATAATTACGAACTTGTGTTAAAAAATTTGCATGCGTAATACTCATGATATAACCACCTCTGGGTTTCCTATTGATGCAGTGACTTGCACTGCTGTTAGTTTTGTTCCTAAAATATTATTACTAGAAGATACTCTCATATTAGCTCCACCAGTAATACCACTATCTCCAACATTAGCAAAAAAACCATTACTAATATAAAGTACAAAATCTTTGTTATCATCTTTTGGTCTTGGTCTAGCATCTGCTAAAGCGATGGCATCTCCTTTAATATGTTTTTTTCTTATCTGAGGATGTTTAGCTTCATATTCAGATCTGTGAACAAAAGAGCCATTCCATTCTTTTACCATTTCATTGTAAGGAAAAGCCATTCCTGATCTGTCTGATATTGCTTTTGCGTATTTACCTCTTGCGTAAGCCATTATGCACCTTGTGGATAATAGTTTTGTGGAGCAATATATACAGAAGTTCTTTGACCATCTTCTGTAAGAGCTCTTTGTAATTCATCTTCATAAACCATTTTCATTGCTTGCATAGCTTGTGGATTTTTTTTCATACTTAAATAGTAAGCAAGACCTGCTACCATACAAGGTATAAAACGAAAAACTACATCAGCTTGATTAGTAAAAGCTCCCGCATCTTCTACTCTTTTTAGATAATAATATTTAACATAAGTATATGTAGATGCATCTGGAGTTTGATATAAAGTAATCGTAGGAGTTGTTTGTCTATCTACATAATATTGACTTGGCTGTCCTTGTGATCCTTTGTTAGGTAAAGCTGCATACTCACTTCTACTTATTTTTGTTAATGATACATCATTTGTTGTAGATGTAGTGCCTGTGGTTGTGCTTACATAAGCTTCTAAAATATCATTAGCATTTGTTGGTGCTGTATAAGTTGCAGTTCCTGCTGTAAGAAGTTGTTCTTTTAATTCTACTTTCCATAAATGAACTCCTCTATTACCCCATTCTGAAAACATAATATTTAAACTTCTTCTAGCTGATTTTAAATCTTGACCAGAATTAGTTTGCATACCAACTCTTTCATAAGCCTCTTCTATAATATCATCTATATTTAAATCAAAAGCTGTTGTTCCTGATGTAGCCATTATCTAACACCTATAAATTTAGTTCCTCGGACAGCTACTCCGCCACCTTTAGAAAACTTACCTATGTCAAAGTCAAACTCTTTAAATATATCACCACGTATTTGTTCGTACTTTTCTTTGTCACCTTTTTGTTTAGCTTCTTTGGCTAAAGCTTTTAATTGATTCATTCTAGACATTATAATATTCCTTTATAATAATCTGCTAATCCACCTTTGACAGCAAATGTTTTTACGTTAGTTGGTTTACCACCAACCCCTTGAGCTTTTGCTCTTTTTCTTTTAACTGCACTTTTTCTTTGTCCTTCAGTCATTCTTCTAGCTTTTGCTAAAGGAACACATTTAGGATATTTTCTTTTAGCATCTGCTTTTTGTTTACTTCTTCCACACTTAGCAAATGTTCCATCTTTTTTCTTACTTCCTATGTCCACCCAATTTTGAGCAAACCATTTTTTTAAACCAGACATTACTTCAATAAATCTTTATAGTAAGCTTGAGCAGATGCATTAGTAAAACTTTGACCATCAATATCTTGTTGTATATGTGAACCTGTTGATTCTGGCATACCTCCATCCTTTAATTGTGTCATACCGTATAATCCTGGAGCAGCTAATTGTAATTTATTTTTTTTCATAGCTTTACCTAATTTTCTTCTGTTCTTTTTGCCTGCCATCATCATTAAACCTAGACCTGCTTTTTTTACTTTCATACCACCTTTTTTAGAACCAAATTTGTTCATCCCTTTGACAGCTTGCATCATTTTTTCATTAGTATTACCCATCTCAGTTTTGTCCATACCTTCACCTGTTACAGGATTAACCTGTCCAGTTGGTTGTACAGTGGCTGATTTTTTTCTTTTCTTTTTTAACATTTTGCCTATTATTGGCACAGCTGCAGCTCCAGCTATTAATGCACCCATTCCTGCTTTTCTAATTTTTCTTGAAGCTTTTCCAGTGCCTCCACCTCCAGATGGTTTAGGTCCTCTAAAATCTTTTCTTTTAACACCACTCGGATCTTTTATTTTCCCTGCACAAACCTTTGAAGCGTAAGCGTTTGCATAGGCCGAGGGGTAAACTTTAAATTTTCTTTTAGCTGCTGCTTTTCCTCTTGGACATAATTTAGTCATAAAAAAACTCCTTTAATATAATTATAAATAACTAGGTTCAAACTGTCTACCTACCTTCTTTTTGCTTTAGCATTCTTATTACCACTTACAATACGAATTCTTTTTTTCTTTAAAAATTTTTTCTTTTGTGGCCCTTTTGTTATTTGTTGCCTCATCTGGCTTCTGCTTATAGTCATACGAATGTGTACTCTACCTTTCCTTCTTCATTTTTATCTGCTCTGATATATTTTTTTCTGTTGTTTTCTTCATTATAAGATACGTGTACCCAACCCGAGTTAGGATCAACCCCATCATAAAATTCTAAAATTAACTGATCATAAGTACAATTGTCATTAATCCAATCAGATAGTTCGTTATTATCTATTCCAAAAATTTCTATATCTGCGGCCTGTCCCAAACAATGTTGAGAAGTCCTGCTTCCACCAATCCTCGCATTAAGGTCAGGACTGCGATAACCTGAAGAAATATAAACAGGTAGTAAAAAATAGTCTCTAACTGGTTGAAGAATATTTTTGCATAAATTTTCGAGATTAACGATTGCAGTTTCATTAGGAGTATTGTCAATACCATTTCTCAAAGCCGTTTGCGATTTTGTAAATTCACTTAAATAAAAATTGTCTGATAGTTGCATTTAACACCTCCATCTTCTTCTCGCTTGACAAATTCTTTTCTTTGGAGTTTTTTGACAATTTATGTTGTGCATTTTCATTTGTCCTTTACTTCTAGCACAGTAAGACTTTCTTCTTTTTGCTCTACCTTTAGAAGGTTTTTTTTCAGTCACAGCGGTCTTGAGTTTGGAACCAGGGTTATCTCTTCGATATCTCTCAACACCTGCTTGAGTCATACCCGCTCCAGACTCCGTAGACCTAAAATACTTTTTGGTTTTTGGAGGCATACCTCCTTTTTTAAATCCAAGAAGCTCTGCTGTGTATTTATCCATAATAAACTGTTGCACTTACAACACTACCTGAAGGCAAATCTATAAAAGCTCCCTCTCTAAACAAAATACCTTCATCAGGTATATAAGGCTCAATATAATCTTTTGTGGTTGTAGCCACAGTATAGAAAAATTTAGTTGTGCCTGTTTGAGATGATTCTTTAAAACTTATATCTGCTACAGTTCCACCTGTTGTTATTTGTGCACCTTTCACTCTTGTTGCTCCAGTAAATATAGCTCCGACTGTGTCTGCACCATTACCAGCAGAAGTATTTGTTCCCACTGCTCCGTCTACTGCTATTTGTGTCACAGTAGAAAAGAATACACTACCAGTAACAGTAGTGTTATTAGGTCCAGTTATATCTTCAGTAATAGTAGAGCCAGAGGCATCGGTACCAGTAACAGTAAATGTTCTTGCAGATATGTTTCCTGTAGATGTTAAACTAATAGTAGAACCTACATTTGTACCTGCATAAGCTCCAGTAGCAGCTGCTGCTACTAAAGTCATATTACCTGCTCCTCCAAGAGTTTGAGCAGCCGCAACACTAGTAGTGGAAGCTGCTGCTGGTTTAAAGGTTTTAACTTGTAGTTGTAAACCCATAATGTATCTCCTTATCTATCAGATGCAGCGAACATATAATCAATTGATGTAACTTTAGTGCCTGTAGCATTTCCTGATAAAGACATAGCAGCTATTGTTAAAATTTCATCAGTTGGAATATTATCTGTGTGTGTTGCAACTAATTTTCTATTTACAAAAAAATCAACTTTGCCTGTGCTTTGACAACGGATACTTAGCGTAACGTCTGTATCGTTTGTCATATCAATACCAGAGTCTGTTGATGTTTCTGTACCATCTTTTTCTGTCTTACATAAGATAGAAGCATCTCCGTCATCTTTTTGAAAAACTATTCTATCAGCTGCTGTTAACATTGCCTCTGGATTAGTAGTAAAGTTTACTGTAAAGCCAAAACATAAATCCGTATCTGTTACATCAGAAGTTCTAACTTTAGTTTCAAACCATAAATCTTTGTTTGCTTGCACTTGAAATATTTCATTCTTTTGTATAGAAGCTCCGTCATTATCTGTAGTTCCTGCTGAAGTTAAATTAACTAAACCATTTAACTGATCTGCTGCTATTGCCACAGATGCACCTGAATCTTTTACTACTGTCCATCTGTGTCCTGTATTGGAATCAAATCCGATTCTATCAAAGTCATCAAAGTAAACTACATAATCTGGGTTTTTATCTATTGGTAAGTTTTCAAACCATTTCTTTTCGTTGTTTTTACCAGCAAAAAGTATTGGTCCTGTAAAATGTACTCCTGCCATTTTTTTCTCCTAGTTTAAAGATATAGTCCTCTAGGGTGTCTGCCAAGCCAGTCTATATCAGTGATTATTATTCTTGGTAATTATATTATACATAAAAAAAGGGGCTCATGTAAGCCCCTTCCTTTAGTTTATTAAAGAAGATTTTTAAGCTGCACCTGGTGAGCCAAAAATACCTCTAGGATCGGAGAATCCAAATGAATATCTCTCTCTTGCTTTAAATCTTACATTACCAGTATCAAAGTCACCTTCAATAGCTGTTTTGATTGGACTTCTAACAAACATTTTCATTCCGTTAGGAGCATCAGTCATAATGAAGAAAGCATCAGTGTCAGTTAAATAATGATTAACTCTATAACCCTGTGGTATCATACCCATATTAGCCATAGCGTTTATGTCATTATCAGCTGTACCAACTCTTTGTGGAGACTTTAAAATTCTCTCAGCAGTAAATTGTAATTCTTTTGGAATTATCAACTTAACACCTTGCATTGCAATTTTAAGTCCTCTCTCATCTACGAAAGCAGCAATGTCAATCATTGATTGCTCAAGAGATGTTTCACTTAAGTCAGCAGCTGTTGCTAGTTCGTTTCTTAAAACACCACCACTTGCTAGTGGATGCTCTAAGTCACACAATGGTTTACCATCGCCACCAGTAAAGTTTGAGTCAAAAGCATTATTTAACACATTAGCAGCTTTTACTTGCTTTGTGTTTGCCATTGATCTAGCTAGTGCTCTTGTGTAACGACCTGCTAGTCTGTCATAAAGATTATCTTCAATTGCTTCTTCAGTAATAGCAAAAGCCATCGCAATAGTTTCGTGTGTATACCTTGCAGTAAAACTTTCTGTTGCTTGGTCAAAAGTGACTCCAGCACCTTCTGATTTTACTGGGGCAGAACCGAAACCTGATAGCATTACTTCTTCTTCAAAAGCTCTGTCAGATGATTCTGAATTAAATATTTCAGCATGTTCATTTTCATACCTATTATATTCTAAGCCAAAGAGAGCGTTTAAACCAGGCTCTAGTTCTTTGACGAGTTGTGATCTTGATATAGCCATAATTTACCCCCTTATACGCCAGTATCAGCGTTATTATTTTGCTGATAGAAATGGTTATTAATACGAACAACAACATTAGCGTTTGCATTAGCTACATCAGAGTTATTTGGGTCTTGTGAAATATCTACTGCCATTAATGCGAAACTGAATGATGTGCTCACCTCAGATACATCTAGCTGTACTTTTGATATACCAGTGTCAGTGTTACCAGTTACGTTTGTTACTGAATAGTTAGTAAACAAACCAGCTCTGGTAAAAGTTGCATCTGCGTCAATCAAAAATAAAGTATTTGGATCATCAATAACATTAGCAACAATATCGTCAGCAGCAATGCTACCGGGATAATAGTTACTAAATGTTGGTTTTTTAGTTGTTGGATCAGTATAGAAACATCCGTTGAAAACACCTAAAACAGCCTGTCCGTTTCCAGCAGTATGTCTTTCAATGTCTCCATCAGTTGCAGGTATCACTAAATCACCTTGGAAAATTGCTGTCCCGTAGTTGTTTGATATAGTGTACCTATTCTGTTGGTTGTTCCATGAATGTCCGCCAAGTGTCTTGTATGGTCTAAGACCAAATTTTTCACTTACGTTTGCCATGTTTTACCTCCTTGTAAAAAAATAGGCTTGTTAAACAAATACGGTAGTTGTCTTTAGTCTAAGACTTACGACCACCACCAAAAGATACACGAGATTGTCTGTCAATATTAACAGGCATCTCTGGTCGTTGTTCCCTTAAAACGTCTTGGTCTACGGCCTTCATTTGATCAGCAGTAATATTTTGAAAATACCGCTTGCGT